TTACAAGCTCTACACATCACCAACACAAGTAGGAATAGACTTCGGGACAAGCTCAAACACCTATGCCATGGCAAACGCGATATTCGGCCAACAGCCAAACATCCTCGCAAACCAAGGTTACCTGTGTATAATTCCATTCTTAACGAATGCACAGACAGCCCAGCAAACAGTAACAATACCGCTCAGCTCTGCCGGACTCCCACCAGCGAGCGGTTCCTTTGAATTCACATGGGGTGGGCATAGCACGGCCGCGATCAACTATAACAATGTGTCTCAGACATCGATTCAATCGATCATACAGGCCGCAACAGGAATGACATCGTTCACTGTATCAAACGTTACGACCTTCACGGGTGGGACCATCTTATCAGGGTTCACAGTCACATTCGTAGGTCAGTCAGGTGCTGTGACACTTGCAACGATAAGCGCAGACTCTCTTGCGGACAGCTCTTCGAATGCCATCACTCCAACTGTCGCTACCACCGTAATTGGATCTGCTGCAGAGACCCTAGACCAAGCGATCTTGAGAACAGAGAACTTAGTACAATACTTCGCTGTCGCGGCAGCAGAGATTACTCCACAGGCAGTACTGCTTTTAGCCGCAGCAGAGATCCAAGCGTTGAACAAGATCCTTGTCGACGTCACATATACAGCGGCAGATGTACAGAGCGGTGGACGATGCGTGCTTATCCAGCAGGCAAGCTACACACAAACCAGGTGCCTTTTCTACGATGATGTACTTGCCACGTCGCTTGTCTACCTCGGAGCATATCTAGGGCTTGGCTTCTCAACAAACTTCACGGGAAGCAACACTACTCAGACAATGCACTTGAAGACGTTGACTGGCGTAAGCCCTGACCCGAACATAACAACGGCACTCTTCGCAAGCGCTCAGTCTGCTGGTGCGGATACATACGTATCACTACAGGGTGTTCCAAAGAACTTCTGCTCCGGGGCCAATGACTTCTTCGACAACCAGTACAACCTACAATGGCTCGCAGGAGCTCTGCAGGTTGCAGGTTTCAACTACCTGGCAACAACTAACACAAAGATTCCACAAACAGAACAAGGCATGACTGGATTGAAAGGTGCGTACAGGCAGGTACTCGAGCAGGCTGCGACAAACCAATTCTTAGCTCCGGGTTCATGGACGAGTTCAACAACTTTCGGAAATGTTTCAAATCTCGTTAGCAACATTGCACAGGTTGGTTATTACATTTATTCACAGCCTGTAGCACAGCAGTCGCAGACGGCAAGGGTTGCAAGGCAAGCACCTCTTGTCCAAATAGCCATCAAGTACGCTGGAGCCATACAGTCTAGCACCGCAATTGTTTACGTAAACCAATAAAGTTTAGGGGGAAACCATGAACGCAGTCGGACTCACAGGGAATGATACACTTACACTGAACAATACAGTGCTGACTGATTTTGCCGATGGGAATTGTGTAGAGCTTAGTTTTCCAAACGATATCGCACAGGTGAAGACAGGAAAGAATGGAAACAGCATCTACGCCCAGAACCAAACGGGTAACAACGGAGAATTAAAACTAAGGCTGATCAGGGGTTCGTCTGACGATAACTTCATGAACAATCTTTTGATCCAACAGCAGAATAATTTCTCCGGCACAGTTCTATTGCAAGGACAATTTGTAAAGGTAATTGGAAACGGATTGGGAACAAATTCGTTTGACACGTACATTCTTTCTGGTGGCGTGTTCATGAAGATCCAAGAGGCAAAGGAAAACGTGGAAGGTGATACTGAGCAATCAGTAACGATGTACACAATAAAATTTGCAACAGTTGTAAGAGTATTAACATAAGGAGTTAAAGTTGAAAGAGATTAAATTACCAAGTGGGGCTTTACTTAAAATAAATCAGGCACCATTTACCGATGCTAAGGCACTTCTACAGGCATTACTTGAAGAAATAAAAGCTATCAAGATAGAAACCAAGACTGAAATGGCAAGTCTCTATAAGGATATTTTTTGTGCAGGTATATCCTCTCCCAAGATTGAAGCCGCACTTTGGAAATGCTTAAAAAGATGCACGTATAATTCAAAGGGTGCCGATTTAAAGATAGAAGAAAACACATTTGAACCTATAGAGGCGCGCGAAGATTATTTAGCCGTGTGCATGGGGGTTGCAAAAGAGAATATCGACCCTTTTACGAAAAGCCTCTCTGCCGAGTACGCTCAATTTTTCCAGGGGATACTAAGCGCCCGACAATAGAGGCTGAAGATGATCCATTATTAATCATATTGAGACTGTCAAAAGCCGGATATGGGTCGATAACAGAGGTGAAAGAAATGGATTCTAGAACAGTTCTTCAGGCTCTTTATTATGAAAAATTCTGTGATGATTTTGAAAAGGCCTATTTGGAGATTAATAGATGAAGGTCGGAGAATTATTTTTAGATATCGGTATAAAAGGCTCTGACAAGACAGTAAACTCCTTAGGGTCCGTTGAGTCTGGCTTAAAAGATGTAAAAACAATGTCTCTTGAAGCAAAGGCCGCAATTCTAGCGGCAGTTTATGCTTTAGACCAAATGATGAATCAAAGTAGAACTACTGGCCAAGGATTATTCAATTTCGGCATGGAAACCGGGGGAAATATCAGGCAACTCCAACAGTGGGAATATGCCATGGTAAAAGCCGGTGGAACTGCTGATGAAATGGAATCAAGCATCAGAGGAATTCAAAAGGCCATGGCTTCTATGGATTGGGGCCATGGGATGCCCGCAGGATTAGGCAACCTGTCTGCGGCTATAGGCGGTTTTGATATAACGAAACACAACGATCCTTTTTATATGGCCGATGTCATTGGCAGAGGAATGAGAGCATTTGCTACTATGGGGCCGAAAGGTAAAAACATGGCCAATGAATTAGCGGCCACTATGGGTGTTTCCCAAGGGTTCATGCGTGGCTCTTATATGGGTATCTTCAATCCTAAGACATTCGCAGAGGCACCTATTAGGTCTCGAACAACTGTCGATGCATTAATGGGTGCAAATTCAGCAATTAACGTTGCGAAGTATAAAATGGGAATGCTTTTTGATAATTTCACTATAAAGCATGGAAAGGAATTGGCAGATAACTTACTTAAAATAAGCACTTCATTAGTTAAACTTCTCGATGCATTAGATGATCTAGCTAGGGCCACAGGGGCATTCCAATTATTAATAGGTTTTATAAATATGATCACTGATTCATTAAAGGGCCTCGGATTAATCATAAATGAAAATGATGGAGTTAAAAAATCTAAGAAGTCCCAACTACCTCCTGGATTAGTTCCTCCATCTTATACTGGTTTAAATAGAACAGACTTTGGAGGTAAAACCATATTTCAAACAATATACCAAAATCTAAGTGGCACATTTTCAGGGGAGAAGGATTCTGTGGCAAAAATCCATAAAGTTGCTGCGGAACAAGCCCATAAAGGTATGCAAAAAAATATAAATCATGCCCATTCATCAAAGCCTTTGGCGGGGCAGGGTGGTTAAATGGGAAATATATCTGGATTAGCCCAAGTAACAACTGCGGCGACTGCGCTTTCAAACCTTGTTTTGGTGACTCCCCAGACCACTATAGGCTATCAGCCACAAAATATACCCGTTAACAATGGAACCCCTCTACAACAACCACCGGCATTACTTTTCCATTATGAGGGTGAAAACCAAGTACATTTACAGAGTGATATTACAGATCATTACATAGAAGATAATACTGCTCTACAAGACCAAATATCAAGAAAACCAGAAGAGGTGTCGGTCCATGGTTTTATCGGGGAACTTAATAATGTGCCCCCACCTGCATTAGCCGTTGTTCAATCTATTGCTAATAAACTTTTGACAATAGGTGGGTATACCCCCGCGTTATCGGCTACGGCGCTGCTTGCTTATAACACTTCATTCCAATTATACCAAGTCGCTAACAATGCGGTGACCGGAGCCGTCAATGCTTGGAATACAGTAACAGGAACTCCAAACGGAGAAAGCGTAATAGGCTCTAATGGCCTATCCGTGCAACCGAACCAAACCTTACAACAGAGAATGTTTCAGCAGTTCTATGGTTATTGGTATAATCTAACATTGTTTACAGTCCAAACCCCATGGGCAATATTCCAAAACATGGCGATAAAAGATTTAATCGCTCTACAAGATGAGACGACTAAGCAGATAACCGACTTCCATGTTTCGTTCAAAATAATAAGGATAGCCCAAACCCAAATAAGCATATTTGCTCCAGAAAACACACAGGGACAATTGGCTACACAGGCTGCTGCAAATGTAGACCTCGGTAGTTCATCTCCGCCTTCGTCCGCATCGTTTTCTAGCTCCCTAAGCGCATTCGGGGTTGGGTAATGTATCAAATCCAAAATATAACAAATGATGCTAATCAAACTCAAACACTGACACTTTATGATGGCTCCATACTATCAATGACAATGTATTTTATACCGCTCCAATATGGATGGTTCATTACTTCAATGACATGGGGAACGTTTGTTCTTAATGGGCTCCGTATAACCGTAGGACCTAATATTTTAAGGCAATGGCAGAATCAATTGACATTCGGCCTTGGGTGCGCCTGTAACACAAACCCATTCCGAGAGCCAACACAGCAACAGGACTTCTCATCAAATAATTTTTATTTATACATTCTAAGCTCAACAGAAGTCCAACAATATGAGCAGATCCTAATGGGAAGTACAATTGTCCCAGGCTAAGTTTGGAAGGAATTATATTCTCGCTATACAGATACCAAGTGAATTGGGCGGAACAGCCGCCTCGCTTGGGCAGCAAGCTGGAATAAATGCCGATATACAACCAAATACCGTTAATAATAATGAAACTCTTATTATACAGCCACCATTTACGATAGAATTTGATATCACCCGAAACACTCTTACATCGACTAATATCGCACAAATACGCATCTTCAATTTATCAAAACAAAACAGGAATCTAATTCGTTTCAATAGAAATGATATGGGCCTTGGTTCTTTTAAGGGAATAACTTTGCAGGCTGGATATGGATATACACCGACTGGTACTTATGTGCCTACAAACAACCTACCTATTATTTTTACTGGAAATATCACGGATGCTCATTCTTACCGAGAGGGTGTGAATTATATAACTGAAATAACCTCTACTGATGGCGGGTACGCATTTGCTAATGATTTTTTAAGTACCAATTTCCCTGCTAATTATCCAATTCAACTTATGCTTGGGGATATGGTAGGACTTCTATCCTATGTCACAAAGGGCGCTATAGGTTCATATCCAGGCAATCTTTCAAGGGGAATTGCGGTATGCGGCTATACTTGTGAATTGTTAAGAGAACATTCTGGGCAAGGTTTTTTTATAGATAACGGCTCCGCACATTGCCTTGGGGAAAGCGAATACATAAGTGATGGAGATGTAATCCTGGTCAATTCGCAAAGCGGGTTATTAAACACCCCGATACGGGAAGAAACTCATTTGACCTTTGATATGATATTTGAACCTAATATGAAACCTGGAAGACTGATACAGCTCCAAAGTTCAACTGACCCAGTGTTCAATGGTTTCAGAAAAGTATTGGGTGTCAAGCATCGCGGTATGATTTCAACAGCGATTTGTGGTGAAGTTACAACTAACGTTACCACTAATTATATCCAAGATTTAACGCCGGTGACTGTAGTATGACTATCCCTAATAATGGTTCAATCCAGTTTACTTCTCCAGTAGCAGAGCCCTCATTGGCGGATGTTCTGAATCAATTAAAAACTGATATTTTTAGGGACTTTAATTGTCATCATCTGGCTACGATACAATCATTTAACCCCGTAAATCAAACAGCAAGCGCCTCTATAAATTATACGAAGACATTTTTTAAGCTTTCCTCAAACATGCAAACATATGAGTCTTATCAAATAAGTTACCCATTAATGATCGATATGCCAGTTATCATTTTAGGAGGAGGCGGTGCAAATCTTACTTTTCCAATATCATCTGGTGACCAATGCCTTATACTTTTCAATGATCGTAGCATCGATAATTGGTACCAGTCGGGGCAGGTTGGACCACTCAATATGCCAAGACTGCACTCTTTTAGCGATGGCATTGTATTGGTTGGACTTCGAAATACTATTACATCAATAGCAAACTATGACACTATCAATGCGAAAATCTTCAATGGAACATCTGGTTTAAAAATAGCTCCATCTGGACAACTTACCCTTTACAATGAGACCACCACATTAAACACTATCCTTCAGAACATAATGACTCAACTTGAGGCTTTGGCTACCGCCGTTAGCGAACCAGCTATAGCGTCAAACTTGGCAGCGTTGGCTTTAATTCTTGGAGAACTATTGGGATGAGAGTAAGGGCTCTTACATCGACTGGTGATTGGACATTCGGGGCCGGCGCCAATAATTATCTCCAACAGAATGCTGCAGTAGCTCAGATGATCGCCACCAATATTTTGATGGTGCTTGGCGATTGTTTCTTTGCCACCAATGAAGGAATAAATTGGTTTGGGTTCTTGGGTGGAAAGAACGACCTTGGCCTTAGCCTAGCGATAAATGCAGCAATTCTGAACACTGACAATGTGACAGGGATCGTTTCATCAAGCTTTAATCTTGACGATACCACTAGGGCATTTACTATAACTTACATAGTGTCGACGGCCTTCGGCAACGTTGAAGGTGTAGTCACACAGAACTTGGGGATAGGGATCTTGGCACCTTTACTTGTAAATCCATACTTGCCGCAGTTCAACCAAGTGTTGTTAAATAACGTGACTGCGACAGCTATCACAAATGCCGTCTTCCCTAGTGCTACTTACTGGGAGGTTGATCTTGATTACTACATCGAGATACGAACTTCGACGAATGCATATAAACAGCGCGGGACTTTGCGGTGTATTTTCGATCCGTCTCCTCAAACATGGTCGATCGTGAATAACGTTTGGAGCGGCTCGTCTGGTCCGGTAACTGGCGTCGTATTCACAATCAATTCAACGTCTGGCCAGGTTTATTATGCTTCTGACAATATATCTGGGTCTGGCTACGTAGGTAATCTCATAATAGGTTCGACTAACACTTTCGTGGCTGGTGCATGATGAAAAAACTCTTCTATGGAATATATCTTTTATCAATCGTGGTGGTGTTCCTTATTATACTTGACAAGACGGGTCACTGTCAGACGTTCTCAACATTGAAAGTGGGCCCCAGTGTCCCTATCGATTCTTCGGCATTGTTAGAGGTTCAGGGAACGACAGGGGCCGTTCTGATCCCAAGAATGACGACTTCACAGAAGCTCGCAAACCCCGCCACAAACGGTGACATCGTCTATGATACAACGCTAGGAGCGTTCTCGATGTACCAGGCTGGTTCATGGGTCAGCATAGCTACGACTTCAGCCTTGACGTTCGGAAGCATTCTTGGAAATCTCGCCAACAATCAACTTCCTTTGGCTGAGATTTGGCCGTCTTCAGGAACAGTGTTTTCAATAACTCCTAACCAATATGGGGTGGTTTTAAGCGGTACTACTAGCGCTGGCGTTGTTGTTTCTTCTGGTACTACAGGATATTCTTTTGTCTCAAATGGATCGGGTGAACCCAGCTGGGGTATTTTGGGCGTTAATGGTGGTGGCACTGGTAGTATTTTGTCTCCTATTCAGGGTGGTATTATCTACTCCGGATCTTCGACACAATTGCGATCCACATCAGTGTGCTCATCAGGTCAAGTTTGGCAAAGCAATGGGACAAATCCACCTACTTGCCTAACACTTTCATCGCAGGTGGCAACAAGCCCAAACACAGTCCAGTATACGTCTGGAAGCGGGATCTATACACCTTCAGCAAATGTTAAATGGGAAGAGATTTATTTCTCAGGCGGGGGTGGTGGCGGGGGTGGATCTGGCTCCGCAAGTGGTCCTGGTGGCGCTGGTGCAAGCACTATCATGGGATCAGGATTCATAAATGCAGTCGGTGGGACTGGTGGCTTAGCCAATGGAAACGATGGGGCTGCAGGGGGAGCGTGCAACGTCCCAACAGGCGCATTCTCTATAACGGGAGAACATGGAACATTCGGAGGAGGAGCAGGAGGCGGCCCTACTATAAATGCCGGTTTCGGCGGAAGTAGTCTTTACGGCGCAGGCGGAGAAGGCGGTTTTTATTTAACTGGTGTCGGGGGAACAGGTGGAGGATTCGGGGCCGGTGGCGGGGGTGGTGGGCCAAATGCTACGACTGCTGGCGCCGCCGGTGGTGGAGGCGCTTGCTCTGGTTGGTATGTCTTAACGGGTGTAACGACTGGGTATGTTTACTCTGTTGGAACCGGGGGGACAACTGGTATAGCCGGATCGGGTGGCCAAAACGGGGGCGCCGGTAGTGGTGGTTTTTTAAGAATAATTGAGCATTTTAACTATTAGGGGAATATTTTGTATCCACTGTTATTGTTTATTTCATCTGTATGTCCAGTACCAGCGATAAACGGGTGGGCGTTTCGCGAGGTACTTGGGCTCTCCATTATCTGTCTTTTCATTGCGCATATGATATCAAGTAAATTTCATTGGTCTGCAGGACTTGGTTTTCTAATAGCAAGCATAGAAGCCCTGTTCTACAACGGGCCACCAGAGCTTGCACAGAAGGTTTCATCAAGTCTCATGGTCCTACTATTTTTTAGCTGCCTACTTTTGTTAATTACTAAACCACGCATGATATTGAACTACTTTGCTGTCATTGCTATCGCTGATGCTTTTATAATGATCTTCAGATTCTTTTATCATCATGGTGGATACCCTAACGCTTGGTGGGTTGTCACTAACGCGTCTCTGGATGCATGTTTCGTGGCTTTGATGTCTCCGATCATTTGGGGTTTATCTGATCATAGAAAAATAAGAATAGCTTGCATCGTTGTAACGTTGCTCGCAATTATCCTGGCGAAAAGTAATACCGCAATACTAATGGTATTTTCGATCATACTCACGTACTGCGTGAGCAGGAGAAATCTTAAACATCTTTTCTCAGCAAGTTTCGCGACACTCCTAGTTACCCCGGTGATCTGTGTCTGGTTAGGCCCGAAATTAATGACAAACATGGGTCGCTATCATAACTGGCAAAACATGATGACTTATTGGTATCACAATATGAATCTATGGATAGGTGCAGGGCAAGGGACCTATTGGGGTTATGCTGCGTCTCTTCAGGCTGGGTCTAGAGATATTTTTCTTTGGATGCATAACGACTGGCTTCAGGTTCTTTTTGAGGGAGGGATAATATTTTTCACCTCCATGCTTATTCTAT